TGTGCGCATTGTGGAGAAAAAGATCCAATTGTTTTGAACATCGACCACATCAACGATGACGGAAGCAAAGACCTGACACCATCTGGAAACAGACTAAATGGCGGCGTTCTTTATGGCTGGATCATCAAGCACGGGTTTCCCAAAGACCGTTATCAAGTGCTTTGCGCCAACTGCAACCAAAGAAAAGAATGGCATCGTCGTGGCGCTTATTTTGAAAGGATTGAATCATGCAATTGACACCCCACTTCACCCTTGACGAGTTGACGGCCTCCGAGTCAGCCGAGCGCAACGGCTGGGACAACAGCCCCAACGATGCAGAACTTGAGAACCTCAAGCGACTGGCTGACTTTCTGGAGCAGGTCAAAGTGGTGCTGGGCGGCAAGCCGGTTATGATCAATTCGGCCTTCCGGTCCAAGAAAGTCAACGACTCGGTGGGCAGCAAGGACACCAGCCAGCACCGCATCGGGTGCGCTGCTGACATCCGTGTGCCCGGTATGACCCCAGACGAGGTGGTGCGCAAGATCATCGCCAGTGGTATCAGCTACGATCAGGTCATCCGCGAGTTCGACCGCTGGACACACATCAGCATCCCCAACAGCGTGGACACCAGCCCCCGCAAGCAGGCGCTGATCATCGACAAGGCTGGCACCCGTCAGTTTGCGTAAAAGTACACGCAGGTCGCCAAGAAGGTCAGCCACACCACGCCGACAATGCCCAGCAGCATCCACTCGGCCAAGTACCTGAGTTGCTGACGCCAGACAGACGTGGGCAGCGGGTCAGCAGCCCGCATCACGGGTTTGTACTTAGCCACACGCACCGGGCAGTTGCGGCCCTGGTCGCAGTCTCCAAAATCGTTGCAGCAGTTCATTGGTATTCCCTCAGTTTGTGTTTCAGTTCTCTGATCTCGCCCTGCGCCTTAAGCGCCAGTGCGCGGGTGCGTTGGTAGTCAGCAGCGGCTTCCTTGGCCGCTGCGATCGCCTTGTCCAGCTTCCTAGCCTCACGCTTTAGGATGCGATCGTGTTCTTTGCGCAGGGCCGCAAGCGCAGGCTCTGTGATCGCTGTGACTTGGGCCTCGGTCAGCGCCAGCGTGATGACCGGGGCGCGGTAGAGTTTGGCTGTCATGCCTGCTCCTCAGTTGCCTTGTGCAAATAGGCCGTCAGGCGCTTGATCTGCGCCTCGCGGTACTTGCACATGGACTCGGCGTATTCACGCGCTGTCTGGGCCTCCAGCAGCCTGCGCTTGCTGTCCTCCAGTTCACGCAGCGCCAGCGATTCAGCAGTCGGGGTGGCGTAGGCGCTTTTCACCCACTCAATGGTTTGACGGATCATTATTTGCTCTTTCGATTACTAAGTGCCGGTAGGCACGGAGGGCTGTCTTCAAGTCCTCTTGCAGACTCTCGATCAGCTCGTCTTGCTCAGACAACCGCTCGGCGGCGTCTTGGGCAAACTTGGCCAGGTTGTGCGCTTCCCACGCCTCAAACCTGTTCATCGGGCAGTGGCCAGCGTCAGCAGCTCGGCTCTCTCTCTGGCCACGCGCAGCGTGTTGTAACGCTGGTGTAGGCGCTCGATGATCTTGACGCGGCGAGCGCCCTTCATCTCCGCGTCCAGCAGTGCTTTCACGTCGGTCTCTGGCAGCGAGGCCAGCACGTCATTAAGACTTCGCCATGTGTACATTTATTTTTCCTTCCAGTTGGTCAATTAGTTTGGCCGTGCGGTCGTGCGAGCGTTGGGCTGCGTTGAGCTGGCGCGTCTTGTGCCGCAGCTCAGACTTGGCTGCCCGCAGCTTGGCTTTCCATTGGTCGATTCGTTTCATTTGAGTGCCTCCAAGGCGATTTGAGAAAGGGATAACTTGTCGTGCAGCGCCGCCCAGATTTTGTGATCGACAGTGCCGTCGGTCAGAAATACATAGCACCACACGTCATGCCGCTGGCCGCTACGATGCAAGCGTCCGATGGTCTGTTCGTACAGTTCGAGCGACCAAGGCAAGGACAAGAAGACGATGTGGTGGCCGCCGTGCTGGAGGTTGAGCCCGTGGCCGGCCGACTTGGGGTGGACGGCCAACAGCCTGACCTCGCCTCGGTTCCATCGTTCGATGGCGCCTTCGTCGTCGAGCGTCGTGAGGTGCTTGAAGCGCCGCTTGAGCTCGGCAAGTTCTTCTTGGTATTGGTAGACCAGTAGGGTGTTGGCATGTTGGTTCTCATCAAGCAGTTCTTCAAGGCGATCAAACTTGTGGGGTGACAGCCAGATCGGGCCGTTGTCGGAGTACAGGAAACCAGACGACATCTGCTGGAGCTTCTGCGTGACGACAGCAGCGTTGACCGCCACCACGTCGTCCAGCACAAACTCTTTCTTCATCTTGTTGTAGCCCGTCATGTCCATCTTGCAGGCCACCTCAACCGTGTGCAGGGGCGGCAGCTTGTCCTTGTACTCGCCAGGCTCCAAGACGAACGTCGCAGGCTTGATGCGCTGCATGACCAACTCCAGCGACCCTTTGCGTGGCTCCCACTCGCCGAAGTCTTTGTTGATCAGCACGAAGTACTGCTGCATGAACGCGCCTTTGGCGCGGCCGAGCAACGACTGGTCCACGATCTTGCACTGGCCGAACACGTCTTCCAAGCCGTTGCTGGTGAACGAGCCGGTCAAGCCCCACACAATAGTGTCTGGATGCAAAATCTTGTGAAGCGCCTTAAAGCGCGCGCCTGATGGGTTCTTCAGCTTGGTCAGCTCGTCGAACACAATGCCACTAAATCCTGCGTCTTTAAGCGTTGATTTGCGCGTACCTTTGGCCGTGATGACGTCTGATAGCCATTGCAGATTGTCGTAATTGATGACGACAACATTTGCACCAGAAACTGCGGGGTCTGCGAACGCTGCTTTGCGCTGTGCGGGCGTACCCACCGCAACTGCGCACGACAGATGTTTGCTCCACTTGGCAATTTCTGTAGGCCACACGTCAGTACAGACGCGCTTGGGGGCCACAACAAGCCAACGACCATTGCCAACCTCGCCGCTACGCCACATGTCGTCCATTGCGGTGATGGTGATGGCTGTCTTGCCAGCACCAACCGGTGCCAAGATCATGGCGCGGTCGTGCTCGTACAAGAAGTCAGCAGCCGTCTCTTGGTAGTCACGCAGTTTCATTGAGTTCGATCAGCAGCTCAAGATAATGGATCGCCTTGCGCAGATCAGCGACGCCGTTCTTGTCACGCCAGCGGGTGACGTACTTCACGACGTTGCCCTCGCAAAAGCCGAGGTCGTTGGCGTGGATGTAGATGATGGGCTGGATGCCCTTGTCGCGGTAATGCGACCCGCCGACCTGCTTGGTCAGGGCGCTGTCAGCCAGCGTTTGAAACGCCTCATCCTCTTCCATAGTGACTGGTAAGCCATTCATCAATCTGCTCCTTGTTCCATAGACACACATACTTCTGATTCATCTTGGCCATGTCACTGGCGAAGACCTTCTGCAACTCCGACAGCCTGCCGCCCTCGGTCTTGACCTCAACGAACCATGTCTGGCCGTTGGGCAGGCACACGATCCGGTCGGCCACGCCGCGATGCGCAGGGCTGGTGAACTTGTACGCCCGCCCGCCCAGCTCTTTGACGCGCTTGACGAGGTGGGCTTCGATTTGTTTCTCAAGCACGATGAGCAAACCCGTCTGCGGTCACCAAGCCGTTAGGCTCCAGTTCGACCATGATTGTTTTCTCATAGCTGCTGATGATCACGCAGCTCGGGTTGTACCCACGCTGCAAGCAGTATTCGCGCAGGGCTTCCTGCAATTCACTAAGCGTTAACGCTACGGTTTGAATCTTCATGTCGTTTGCTCCTTTTGCCGAATAATACATGAAAAAAAGTTTTGCACAAACTATTTTTTGTGTGATAAGATCAAGGCCTCATCAACTAAAGGACAGTCAAATGAAAGAATATCAAGTCATAGGCCCTGAACACAGCCTTGTCAGCGTCAGTGGATACGAAGATGGCGTCTGGATCAGCGTCAACCGCCATTGCGGCTATACCTCAACCCGACTCACACGCGAGCAGGCAGAACAACTGCGCGACGCCTTGATCGCGCTGACAACGGAGACAGAAGATGCAGCACAGTAATATCGTCGGCGGTAGCACCGCCAAGCGCGTCATCAACTGCCCTGGCTCTGTGGCCTTGGTGCAGAAGATGCCGCCTCAGCCATCCAGCGAACACGCTGACCGTGGCACGTTGCTGCATGACGCCATTAGCGCCATCTTGGAAGACCAAAGCGTTGATGTGATTGGCCTTACTTATAAAGGCCAAGTGCTGACACAAGACCTCTACGACGATAAGATCATGGTGGCGCTGGCGCTGCTGGATGAAGTAGACCCCGACAAGGAGATGTTTTACGAGGTTGAGACACGTGTCGGTTTTGGCGACTTGCTGCCGGGTGTGTTCGGCTCGACCGACTTTGTGGGTCGCTTAGGTGACAAGGCCGTGGTGCTGGACTGGAAGTTCGGCGACGGCGTTGTGGTGACGGCTGAAGAGAACGAACAGCTCATGTTCTACGCCGCCGCCGCAATGCGTACCACCGCCTTGCAATGGGCCTTTGATGGCGCGACCGAAATCGAGTGCATTATTGTGCAGCCGCCGATAATTCGCCGTTGGACGACAACGCCTGAGCGCATCAAGCAGTTTGAGCATCAACTTGTCAAGGCTGTGAAGGCGGCGCAAGATCCTGAAGCTAGATTAAAAGCTGGCGACCACTGCCGCTGGTGCGCAGCCAAGCCCGTTTGCCCTCAGATGACTGGCGAGGTTGAGCGTGCGGCTTTGGTGAAGATCAAAGAGATCGACGCCGCTACGCTCGGCCAGTATCTGGCCAAGGCCGACGTGCTGGAAGACTGGATCACCGACCTGCGGGCGCTGGCGTTCCAGTTGCTTGAGAAAAACATCCCCGTGCCGGGGTATAAAATTGTACAGAAGCAAGCCCGGCGTCAGTGGACCGATGAGACCAAAGCAATCGCTGCGCTGCACGACATGGGTGTGCCCCGTGGCGAGCTGTTCAGCCCAGAGGAAATTCGCAGCCCTGCTCAGATTGAGAAGGTGCTGAAAAAGCGCAAGTTGGCACTGCCTGACGATCTCGTCAAGTCGGTGTCTTCAGGCACAACACTGGCAAGCGAGGATGATCCCCGCCCAGCAGTGTTGCAAATCGGGCAGCAACTTTCACGCGCATTGGAAAAATTGCAATGAACAAAGAAGATATTCCGTTATGGTACGTAAAAGATTGCCTAAACTACAACCCAGAAACGGGTGTCTTCACTTGGCGCATGACAACTAAACGCACAAAAGTTGGCGAAATTGCTGGCACAAATTCTGGCGCTAACGGATATGTGCGAATTACTTTGGCTGGTGATAGCTACCGCGCGCATAGATTGGCTTGGTTTTATACGTACGGCGAATGGCCTTCGGTGCACGTAGACCATATCAACCATGACCGAGCTGATAACCGAATCGAAAATTTGCGCTTGGTTGACCAACAGCAAAACACACAAAACATGAGCAAGCGCAAAAATAGCGTATGCAGCTTTAAAGGTGTTACGCCTTTTCCTCGTGACAAATCACGTTTCGTAGCTCAGATACGTTACGATGGTAAGCAACGAAAACTTGGAGTTTTTGCCACGCAAGAAGAAGCACACGAAGCGTATTGCGCCGCCGCGCGCAATCATTTTGGTGATTACTTTTTTGCGGGGTAAAGCATTCGATCATGTGGCGCAGATCGAATTACAAGACGCCAAAATCTAAACTTCAGTAAAGGACAATCATGTCAAATCTCGCAACTTTCTCTTCGGCAAATCTGCCAGCAGTCTCCACCCTCTCCACCGCATTGCGTTCGCTTGAACAAGGCGCAGGCACATCGGGCGTCGTCATCCTGAAAATGGACAAGACAGGCCACTGGGTGTTTGGTGCTGACCAGACTGAAGTCGAAGACGACTCTACTTGGGCCGTCAATCCTTTTTCTTTTGTTCACGGCTTTATTGCTTGGGGCGACGGCGAAGTGCTTGGCGAGAAGATGACCGGTGTGCAGCATCCCCTGCCCGAGCTTGACCAAGCGCCTCCTGGTGCCAAGCGCGGCTGGGAGACACAGATCGGCATGTCGTTGAAGTGCCTCGTCGGTGAGGACAAGGACATGGAAGCACGCTTCACCACGACCTCGGTCGGCGGTAAGAAGGCCGTGCAAGCATTGGGTGTCGCCATCGCCACGCAAGTGGAGAAGGACCAGACCAAGCCTGTGGCCATCGTGCGCCTGAAGAAGGACCACTACGTTCACAAGTCCTACGGCCGCATCTACACCCCGGTGTTTGAGATTGTCGAGTGGGCCAGCATGGACGGCGCTGCTGAAGCGCCAGTGGCTGAAGAAGCTGAGGCTGCACCAGCTGCTGGCCGTCGTCGTCGCGTAGCCTAAGTGAAATCGGGGCCGAAAGCGGATGCTGGCGACTTGTGGGTTCATCCACGATCAGTGCAGCGAGTAGGCCCCACCTATAAAGTAAAGTACAGTATGAATCTTTGGCTTGATTTTGAGACGCGTAGCCGCTGTGACCTGAAGGCCAAGGGCGTCTACAACTACGCGCAGGACGCGAGCACCGAAGTGTTGTGCATGTCCTACGCCTTTGGTGATGATGAGGTCGTCACCTGGTTGCCGGGCCAGCCCCTGCCTGACTTCACGGGCCACACGATCTACGCTCATAACGCCGCCTTCGAGCGGTTAATTTTTTGGTATGTCTTGCAGAAGAACTACCCCCTAGAATCTTTTTACTGCACCGCAGCACAAGCCCGCGCCAACTGTGCGCCTGGCTCGCTGGAAGATGTCGGTCGCTTTGCTGGCGCTGACATGCGCAAGGACCACCGGGGCAGCCAACTGATCCGGTTGCTGTCGCTGCCGCAGGCCAACGGCCAGTTTCGTGAAGACGCTGCGCTCATGCAAGAGATGGTCGAGTACTGCGAGCAGGACGTGCGGTCCATGCGCGCCATCAGCAAGGCCCTGCGGCCGCTGTCAGCTGATGAACTAGCCGACTACCACACCAACGAGCGCATCAACGACCGTGGCGTGCTGGTGGACGTGCCGCTGTGCCAAGCCGCCGTGAAGTACTCCGCTGACGAGACCGTCGAGATTCAGCAGATCGTGTCCGAGGTGACCGACGGCGTCATCACCAGCGTGCGCTCGCCTAAGATGCGCGAGTGGGTGCTGGAGCGCGTCGGCCCCGAGGCCAAGAAGCTGATGTGGACCGGCGAGAAGTATTCAATTGACAAGACTGTGCGGGCCAACTTGCTCGCGATGGAAGACCCTGATGAGATTCCGCCCCATGTTGCAGACGTCATCCAGTGCGCGGACGACCTCTGGGCGTCTTCGGTTGCGAAGTTCAACCGCTTGTCGAACCTCGCCGATGACGAGGATCACCGAGTCCGAGGCGCTTTCGTTTTTGCTGGAGGGGCTGCCACCGGCCGTGCGTCGAGCTACGGCGCGCAAGTTCACAACTTTACCCGCAAGTGCGCCAAAGAGCCTGATGAAGTACGCCACGCTATGGTGCGTGGCCACACAATCACGCCAAGATTTGGTAAGCGCATTACAGATGTGCTCAAAGGGATGCTCCGCCCGGCGCTGATTGCTAAGCCTGGCCATGTCCTGATCGCCTACGACTGGTCGGCCATCGAGGGCCGCGTCCACCCGTGGCTGTCCAACTGCCCGGCAGGCGAGGCCAAGCTGGACGTGTTCCGCTCTGGCCTTGACCCGTACAAAGTCAACGCAGCCGCCACCTTTCGTGTGCCTTATGAGGACGTCGCTGGTGACCAGCGTCAGGTGGGCAAGGTGCAAGAGCTGGCCCTTGGCTTTCTGGGTGGTGCTGGCGCGTTTGAGGTGTTCGGCCGCGCCTACGGCATCCGACTGTCGCCAGGTGAAGTGCAGCGCGCTGTGGACGGCTGGCGCAGGGCCAACCCATGGGCGCAGGCCCACGGCCAGCAGCTCGAGAGCGCCTACCTGCGTGCCATGAGAAACAAAGGGCATGAATTTAGAGCCGGTCGCGTTGTGTACTTGTTTGACGGCCAGACCCTCTGGTATGCTTTGCCCTCCGGTCGGGTGCTGTGCTACCCCAACGCCAAATTTGATGATGAAGGCAACGTGACGTACACCAAAGCAGCCTGG